ATCGTTTAATATGCCGGTGACGCGATCTCACTGGAGCGGCTACCGTGCGTAATAAAGATGCATTCGACAACGCATTGCAGCGCTTCTGTGACGCGCATCTGGCGAGCTACGAGACGCGGCAGCAGTGCATCCGCGACCGTCGCAACGCGCACATTGCAGGCGCGCTGTGGGAAGGCGATTGGTCGGCGTATTGGGCGAACAAGCCCCGAATGGATCTCAACCCGTTCACCATCGCGCTGAACCGGATCACCGCCGAGTATCGCGAGAACCGCGTCAGCGTGGACTTCCGCCCGAAAGACGGCGTGAAGAACGACGACCTATCCGAAGCATTGGACGGCCTGTTCCGCGCTGACGAGCAGGACAGTCAAGCGGGCGAGGCGTACGACAACGCATTCGACGAGGGCATTGCAGGCGGCATCGGTGCATGGCGGCTGCGGTCGGAGTACGAGGACGAATACGACCCCGAGAACGATCACCAGCGCATCCGCATTGAGCCGGTCTACGACGCCGATATCAACGTCATCTGGGACCCTGGCGCCAAGCGTTACGACAAGTCCGATGCCAACCGCTGTTGGGTGCTGTCGTCCATGCCGGTCAAGTCGTTCGAGGACCAGTGGCCGGATCACTCGCCGTCTAGCTGGCCGCGTGACGACGTAAACCGGTTCTTCGACTGGTTCCGCGTCGATAGCGTCATCGTCGCCGAGTACTACGAGGTTGAAGAGAAGACCGAGCGCTTCGCGTACTACCGCGATCTGATGGGCGAAGAAACCCGGGTTCTGTGGACGGACGAAGAGAAGCGCGCAGAGCTTGAGGCGACCGGTTCCACGTTCGCGAAGGAGCGCCGGATCAAGTCGCGTCGCGTGCACAAGTACCTGATGAGCGGCAGCGGCATCATTGAGGACTACGGCCTGATCGCGGGCAAGTACATTCCTATCGTCCCGTTCTACGCGCGCCGGTTCTGGATTGACGGCATTGAGCGCGCAGAGGGCCATATCCGCCATGCGATTGACGCCGCCCGCCTGAAGAACATGGCGGCATCGCGCATCGCTGAGGTGGCGGCTGTGAGCCCGTACGCGAAGCCGATCCTAATGGCCGAGCAGATTCGCGGGCATGAGCTGACGTGGTCCGAGGATCACATCGCGAACAACCCGTTTCTCGTCCTGAACCCGATCACCGACGCCAACGGGGCCAAGCAGGCATCCGGGCCGGTCGGATATACGCAGCCGCCTGATATCCCGCCTGCCATCGCTGGCCTGATCCAGTTCGCAGGCGGCGACATTGAGCAACTACTCGGCAACGCGCAGGCAGGCGAGGAAGTGCAGGCCAACGTCAGCGCGAAGGCCGTGGAACTGGCGCAGACCTCGCGTGACATGCGTTATGCGGTCTATCTCGACAACTTCGCGAAGTCCATGCGCCGCGCCGGTGAAATCTGGCTCGCGATGGCGCAGGACACGTACGTTGAAGAGGGTCGCGGCATGAAGACGCTGACCGAACAAGGCGAGACCGGCAACATCACGTTGATGGAACCGTACATGCGCAACGGCGAGCAGGTGCTGAACAACGACCTGACGACCGCGAACATGGAAGTGACGGTTGATGTTGGCCCCGCGTTCGCAAGCCGCCGTGACGCCACCGTGCGCGCTTTGGTCGGCATGCTTCAGATTAGCCAGGCCGATCCGCAGATCAGCAACGTCCTGCTTTCCGCCGCGCTGATGAACATGGAAGGCGAGGGGCTTAAGGATATTCGCGAATGGTTCCGCAAGCGGCTGCTTGCCATGGGCGCAGCCAAGCCGACGCCGGAAGAGGAAGAAGAGATGGCCGCCGCTGCCGAAGCTGAAGGCCAGCAGCAGGATCCGCAGCAGATCGCCACGCTGGCGTTTGCCGAGCGCGAACAGGCAGAAGCCGCGCAGGCCCGCGCCAATACGCTGGTGAAGGTCGCCGACGCTGGACTGAAAGAAGCGCAAACCGCCAAGACGCTGGCAGAGATTCCGGGCATCACGCCCAACGTACCGGCCGCGCAAGGCTGAGAGGTAGCACCGTGGAACCTGAAGTGAAGCTGGAAGAGGATTTGCAGCCCGTAATTGGACGATCGTTTGATTCCGAAGCAGAACCGGCGCAAACTGACGCACAGGCAGAACCTGATACCGAGAGCGGGGAGCTTGAGGTCTCAATCGAAGGCGACTCGCCACCGCCAGAAGTACAGCAGGATTCCGCGCCTTTCCGCGAATTGCGCCGAGCGCATCGCGAGGAACAGAAGGCACGCAAGGCAGCTGAAGCAAAGCTCGCCGAGCTATCGAATCCGAAGCAGGACTTAGGACCGAAACCGACGCTTGAGAGCGTGGACTACGACGCGGACGCCTTTGAAAGCGCCCTGCTTTCGTGGAACGAGCGCAAGCGGCAGGCCGATTCGGAACTTGCGAAGCAGCAGGAAGCGCAGAAAGCCGAGCAGCAGGTGTTTGCCGAAAGGCTCGACCGCTACAACGCCGAGAAGCGCGCCCTGCGAATCGCGAACTACGAAGAAGCCGAAGCAGCGGTTACGGAAACCCTGAACACGACTCAGCAATCCGTGCTGGTTAGGTACTTCGACAAGCCCGCGCTACTCGTGGCGGCTATCGGCAAGAACCCCGAAACAGCAAAGACGCTGGCCGCGATCAAGGACCCCATCGAGTTCGCATTTGCCGTCCGAGACCTGGAATCCAAAGTGAAGACCACTCCCCGCAAACCCCCGGCACCCGAAGCGCGTATCGCGACCACGGGCCGATCCGTTTCTACCGATGCCCGACTGAAGGAATTGCAGGCCGAAGCTGATCGCACAGGTGATCGCACGAAGCTGATGCAGTTCCATCGGGCGCAAAAAGCCTGAGGAATAAACCATGAGTGACCTAGTCAAGCAGATTCTTGTCGAATGGGACAAGAGCATTGCCAAGTTCGACGACATGCTGGAAATGTCCAGCGCGCTGCCGAAGATGAACATCCCGCCCGAATTGGCGGAGCGCAGCAACGACACCGCGTGGGTGCCGCAGCCGTACATCAATCCGAGCTACACCGGCCGCGACCAGACTGGCAACTTCACCGGCAACACGCAGCTCGCCGTGCCGTGCCGTCAGAATCAGGAATACTGCTCGCCGTGGCAGATGACCTCGCCGGAAATCCGCGACAAGATGCAGCAGGGCAAGTTGTTCGACGCTGCTATCCAGAAGCTCGCCAGCGACGTTGAGCGTTCGTGCAAAGACCTCGCCGCTGCTCAGGGCACCATCGTCATTCCGCGCACCGCTGCGGCCTCGGGCTTCGATGACGTCGGTCTGGCGCAGGCCACGATGGACGAACTCGGCATCCAGTCGATGGATCGCATCTACGGCTTCTCGCCGCGTGATTACATCTCGGCGGCGTCGAATCTGGCTGGCCGTCAGACCGTGCAAGGCATCGCCGAGAACGCCTATTCGCGCGCTGTCGTCAGCCGCATCGCCGATGGCGAGATCATGCGTCTCGGCTACTCGCCGCGCATCCTCGCTTCGACCGCGACCACCGTCAGCATCACCAGCGCCGGTCAGTACTACACGCCGGTCGCGACTCAGACCGTGGGTCTGGACAAGGTGCCGGTTGATAACCGCTACCAGACGATCAACATCACTGTCGGCGGCGGCATCCTGAAGGCGGGCGACTGCTTCACCATCGCGGGCGTCAACTCGGTGCATCACATCACCAAGCAGGACACCGGCCAGTCCAAGACCTTCCGCGTCATCAGCCAGAGCACCGGCAACGCTGGCGGCACCGGCAACTACATCATCAGCCCGCCGATCATCTCGGCTCAGGGCGGCACCCGTGGCGAGTTGCAGTACAAGAACGTCACCGCGACTCCGGCCGCTGGCGCTGTCGTGACCATGCTGAACGTGGACTCGGCCAACGCGAACCCGTTCTTCCACAAGGGCGCAATCCAGCTGCTGCCGGGTCGCGTGGCAGTGGAGCCGAGCATGGGCGCGCAGGTTGCCCGCACCACGACCGAAAGCGGTATCGAAGTCGTGATGACCACCCAGCTCGACATCAACACGCTGAACGTCAACTTCCGCGTTGATGCCAAGTGGGGCGTGACGATGCTTGCGCCTGAGCAATCCGGAATTTTGCTCTTTTCGCAGGTTCCGTAAGCCAGCTAGCCCGTCACTCGCAAGGGTGGCGGGCTTTACCGGAGGCATCGCATGCGCATGCTTTATCGCGTTCCCGGCAAGCACAAGCTCGACGGCATCCTGTGCGAATACACCATCGTCCCGGACACCGCAGAGGCCATCGCCGCAATGGATGGCTGGCACCGTTCGCCGACCCTGGCGTTTGAGGCCACGAAGAAGCCGCCTGTCGTTATCCCTGAGCCTGCCGAACCGACCCGCGAGGATCTGGTGAAGCTCGCCGAATCGCTCGGCATCAAGGTTGATGGCCGCTGGTCTGTCGCTCGTCTGCGGCAGGAAATCGACCGCGTTGATGACGAGGTGACGTAATGCCGACCAAGCGCGAATTGGTCGGCCTTGCGTTCGCTGAACTCGGCATCGGCAACTGGCAGTTTGACCTTCAGCCCGACGAGATCCAGAACGCCATCAACCGGATGGACGGGATGATGGCGAGCTGGTCAAAGCACGGCATCCGCATCGCGTACGACGGCACCAGCAACGACCCTGACACCGAAGCTGGTACGCCGGATTGGGCGCAGGAGCCGATTCTGCTGAACGTCGCACGACTAATCGCACCGGGCTTCGGCAAGCAGTTGTCGCCGGTCTCCGCAGCCAATGCGAAGGCCGCATACGACGACCTGCTTAGCAGCACCGTAACGATCCCGCAGCGCCGATTCCCGAGCACGCTTCCGCTTGGTTCCGGCAACCGCCTTGTCTCGGTTCCGGGACAAGTCAATTTCTATTCTCAGGGCGGCAACGAGGTTGCTGTCGGCTCTGACTCCACGCTAGGGCTGAACCCATGAGCTATGGCAATGGCACCCTTATCAATCGCCTGACGACTACGGTCGTTCAGGCTTCGGACCTACTCGTAACGTGGTCCACGAACAACGCGGACTCGCGCAAATTCACGGTTGCGGCGCTGGCCGACTACATCGTGGGTTTGCTCACGCCATCGGGGCAGATCGCGCAGTACAGCAGCCCCGCGACGGGTGCGACGGTCAAGGTATCAAACCTGACGCAGAACACGCGGCTGATCCTGTCGCCTGCCGGAACCATCGACACGCTGACCATTGTTCTGGACTCCGCTCCGGCCGATCTGGAAACGATCAGCGTCAGCAGCACCCAGACCATCACCGCGCTGACGATCAGCGGCGGGACCACGAGCGGAGCGCCTACCACGATGGGCGCAACCACTCCCTTCCGCCTGCAATACGACGCCGTCGCCACTGTCTGGCGCCGCATCTGAGGACGACCCATGAGCCTGCATCAGCCGTTTTTCCCGACCTATGGCGCAGGCGTCACGCTTGCCGCTACCGCTGCCTCGGCGACGTCCACGTTCCGCAAGGGCAACAAGCAGATGCGCCTTGTGAACATCGGCCCGAACAACGCGCATGTCCGCATTGCGTCGGCTGAGAACATCGCAGCGGCGACGACTGCCGACTTCACGCTGCCGGTCACGACCGGGACGATCCAGGCTTACATCATCTCCATTCCGGAGAGCGCGGACAGCATCGCGGTCATCTCACCGGGCGGCACGGCGACGGTCTACGCGCAGCCGGGCGAAGGGTTCTAAACGGCAATGCCATCCATCCCGATCCTCAGCGGGATTTACACGGACACGGCGGGCGATATCCGCACGTCGTATCCGCGCAATCTCTACGCGGTGCCGAAGTCCAATGGCGTCAGCGAGGGCTATCTGCGACCCGCTGAGGGTCTTGTGAGCTTCGCTACGGGTCCGGGCCAGGATAGGGGCGGCATCAACTGGAAAGGCGCGCATTACCGCGTGATGGGCACCAAGCTGGTCAACGTATCGGCGGCGGGTGTCGTCACCACGCTCGGCGATGTGGGTTCATCCGGTCAGGTGCAGCTCGAATACTCGTTCGACCGGCTGGCGATCAACTCCGGCACCAATCTGTATTACTGGAACGGCACGCTCACGCAGGTGACGGACCCCGACCTCGGCCCGGTGCTGTCGGTCACGTGGGTGGATGGCTACTTCGTCACCACGGACGGAACGAGCATCGTCGTCACCGAACTGAACGACCCGCTCTCGGTCAATCCGCTGAAGTACGGTTCGGCTGAATCCGACCCCGACCCCATCGTGCGGGTGATGCGCGTTCGCGACGAGCTCAACGCTATCGGGCGGTACTCCGTTGAAGTATTCCAGAACGTCGGCGGCGAGCTCTTCCCGTTCGCCCGCATTGATGGTGCTCGTATCAGCAAGGGCGCTGTGGGGCGTGATGCCTGCTGCCTGTTCCAAGACAGCATCGCGATGCTCGGCAGCGGCAGGAACGAGCCGATCAGCGTCTATCTCGGCTATCAGGGCACCGCGAACAAAATCGCCACCCGCGAAATTGAAACGATCCTCGAGGGCTACACCGAAGCGGACCTATCGCTCGCGCTGGTTGAAACGCGCATGACGAAGGTCAATCAGTTCATCTACATTCATCTGCCTGACCAGACGCTCGTCTATGACGCAGCAGCCTCGGCAGCGACTGAGTTGCCGGTTTGGCTCACGCTCACAACTTCCGTTGTTGGGAAGGCCCAGTACCGCGCTCAGAACTGGGTTTACGCCTACAACCGCTGGACGTTCGGCGATCCGCAGACGTTCAACCTCGGCCAGCCGTCCGACAGCATCAGCAGCCACTACGGCGCGGTGAACGGATGGGACTTCCAGACTGAAATGCTTTACGGCGAGGGAGCGGGCGGCATCATCAACCAGATGGAGCTGGTCGCATTACCCGGCCGCGTGAACATGACCGCGAACCCGGTCATCTGGACGAGCTACAGCCTTGACGGCGTGACGTACTCCACCGAAATGGCGATCAGCACCGGCACTATCGGCCAATACGACAAGCGGCTGGTATGGCGTCGGCAGGGGTTCTTCAAGAACTACCGCATCCAGAAGTTCAGGGGCGTTTCCGACTCGCATCTGTCCGTTGCGCGGCTTGAACTGACAGCGGAGGCGCTCAGTGCCTAGCACTCCGTCAGCGTTCAACCGGCAAGAGATTGAGCGGATTGTCGGCAACAATCCGAGCCTCATCCGCAAGTTTGAACAGATGATGCAGCAGACGACGGAAGTCTTGCCGGATCAGTTTGAATCGGTCACCGTCCTCGCCAGCATTGCTGGACAGCTCGCGAGCGACGCCCGCGAAGCCGCGCAGGCCGCGCAGAACGCTGCCGATGACTTGGCGCAGATCCGCGCGCTGATTGACTCCGCAGAGCAGCGGTTTCGCGAGATGGAATCGTGGTCCGACACGTTCGGCGCTCGGGTACCGACCGGCGTCATCGGGCCTTCGTTGGCGATTGCCGGCAGCTTCGCGACGTTCCCGTCCAACGACGGCGAGCGCATTGGCTCCACAAGCGTCACAGATGCCGCTGTGCTGCTTCAAGGCTCAGGGCTTGACGTAGACGCAGTGGGCTATCGCGGACGGCCTCAGAACTCGCAGTCAGGCAATTACACGACCGTTGCGGCTGACGCCGGGAAGTCCATCTATCACCCGAACGGCGCAGGCGCTGGTGATACCTACACCATCGACTCAAACGCCAACGTCGCATACGAGGTTGGAACCGTCATTGGCTTCATCAATCGCGACCCGAACACCGTCGCCATCGCGATCACCGCCGATACCTTGATCTTCTCGTCAAGCGGCGCAACCGGCACCCGAACGCTGGCTCAGTTCGGCGTTGCGTTCGCGGAGAAAGTCGCGGCAACCGAATGGCTGATCTACGGTTTCGGAATTACTTAAACGATCGTTCAATTCGGTCTACAATGCGGTAACCGGAGGGCGTCATGCCGTCAATTCTGCGCGCTGTATACGAGGGAACAGACCTCGCCACTTCTTCGGCGAGCATCTACGCGCCTCCAGCCGCAACCCGCGCCACGGTCACGAAAGCGACCGTCATCAATCGCGCCGTCGCATCCGCTACGTTCAGCGTATGGATTCTTCCGAGCGGAGTCGGTGCAACAGCCGACCGTTACCTGCTTGTAAAGGATCGGGCCATTCAGCCGAATCAGACGTACGACGTTGCAGAACTTCGCAGTCACACCCTGGAGCCGGGTGACGCGATTTGGGCGGTTGCGAGCGATGCCAATCGTCTTGCAATCCGCATTTCGGCCCAAGTTGTCACCTAAGGAGCTTCCCGATGTCCAAGTACATGCTTGCCGCCTCACAGGCCAATTCGACTGTTACCCTCGCCACTATCGGCACCACGACCGTTCCGTGGACGTTCACCGTGCCGCCGGGTGCGACGCTGAACCTCGATGCGCGCCTGATCTTCACCGCTGACGCCATCACCACCGGAATTTCTCTTTCGGCGCTGGTTGCCAACCCGAACGGCGCTGAGACCACCGTCATCGGCAACTACCGCGCTGGCATTGCGGTTGATGCCGCGCTGGTTGCCACCGAAGTTGTGGACGGCGACGTGATTTCGGTCGCTGCAAACACCAGCACGTCGTACACCGTGACCTCGGCCAGTTCCACTGCTGGGAACATGGTCGCGAGCTACACCGCCGCCATCCGCAACAACAGCACGAACGCCAACGTCACCGTGACGCTCCAGTTCGCGTCGGAAGTCGCGGCCTCGGCTGTGACCCTGCTGGCCGGTTCGTCGGCGAGTGGCGCGCTCAGTTAAGCCGGTATCAGACATCGCGGCGATCCGCTCGGTCATCACTGACCCGTGGATTGCCGCGAAGGTCAGACACGACCACCGGGTGTCTGACTACATCGATCACCCGGATGTGTCGTACCTCGGCTGTTTTGATGGCGACGAGCTGGCCGGAGTTTTCATGCTCATTCGCGATTTCATCGAAGTGCAGATTCACGCCTATATCCGTAGGCCGTGGACGCGCTACGGCCGCGAATGGGGACGCGCAGCGCTGGCCCATGCCTTTGCATGTCCAGACGTTCAGCGCGTCTCAGCACTGATCGCTGAGGGCTTGGAATCGGTTGTGAACTACTGCCGAAAACTCGGTTTCGTTTACGAGGGATTCCAGCGACAAGCGATTCAAAAGGATGGCCGCCTAGTCGGCATTCATTTGCTAGGAATGACACGCGAGGAATGGCATGGGCATCATTAAGAAAGCCGTCAAAGGCGTAACCGGCATCATCGGGGAAGTCACCGGAGCTAATTCCGCCGCCCGTGGTGCGCAGAACGCTGCCAACACGCAAGCGCAGGCCGCTCAACTCGGCATCGACCAGGTTCGCGAACTCCTGTCGCCCTTCATCGGCGCAGGCACGCAGGCATTGGGGCAGACCCAGTCGCTACTCGGCCTGTCCGGTGCGGATTCGCAGGCGCAGGCCATTGCGGCCCTGCAAGCCTCTCCGTTCTTCAAGGCGCAACTTGAACGCGGCGAGAACGCCCTCCTTCAGAACGCATCGGCAACCGGTGGCTTGCGCGGCGGCAACACGCAAGCGGCGCTGGCGCAGTTCGCCCCGCAGTTGCTTCAGCAGACCTTGCAGCAGCAGCTAGGCAACCTCGGCGGGCTGATCGGAGGCGGGCAGAACGCAGCCAGTAACGCAGCAGGCGGCATCGCTGACCTGTTGCAGCAGCAGGGCGCAGCGCGGGCAGGCGGGCAGCTTGCGCGAGGCCAGCGGGCGGGCAACATCTTCGGCGGCGCGCTTCAGTTGGGCGGATTGGCCATTGGAGCCGCGACGGGTGGCCCCGCAGGCGCGCAGATCGGCAGTCAGTTCGGTGCGAACCTTGGCAACAGCGGCGGCGGTGGCTCGTTCCTCAGCGGCGGCGGGCTTGGCTCCAGCGGCATCGGCGGGAGCCTTTTCTAATGGGACCGATCAACTACAACGTCCCGCAGATCGACATTGCCGGAAGCCTCGGCAGCGGCTTTCAGGTCGGCGCAGGCATCCGCAACGAACTCCAGCGGCGGCAGGACGAGCAGGTCGCACGGCAGCAGGCCGAGCAGCAGCGCATCGCCGAGATGCAGCGCGCAGCGGCTTACGAGCGCGACCTGTACGACACGTTCAACGACCCGACCCCGCAGCGCATCGCCAAGCTCCAGATCTCGTACCCCGAGCGGATCAAGCAATTTCAGGACGGGTTCGCCACGCTTGAAAAGGCCGCTGTTGCCGATGAGCAGGCGTTCGTCGGCAAGGTCTATTCCGCCATCCGTTCCAATCCGGAAGTAGCCGACAAGCTCCTGACGGATCGCATCGCCGCGCTGACCAATGCAGGCGAGGACGCCACCGAAGAACAGCGGGCGCTTGATCTTCTGAAGCGTGACCCGAAGGCCGCTCTCGGCTATGCCGCAAGCCTCGCCGCGTTCACGCTGCCGAAGGATCAGATTGATGCCCTGAGCAAGCTCGACGAGAACGCACGAGCCGAAGCCTTGCAGCCGTCCAAGCTCGCGGAGTCGGAAGCGACTGCGTTGCAGAAGACGGCGGAAGCGGCGAACGCTCCGGCGAAGTACGCATTTGATATCGCCAAGGTGCAAGAGGACATTCGCGCATCGCGTGAGAACACCCGAATCCGTGCAATTGAAGCCTCGCTGAAGCGCGAGGACAACGAACTGAAGCGAGGCGAATTGCAGGTGAAGCTCGCAGACGCGCGCCGGACTTATGACGAGAAGGTCGCAGGCAAAGAAGCCGAGTTGAACAGCGCGCTTGCCAGCACTGATAATTTCCTCAACACCGCTGATCGTGCGCTCAAGGTGTTTGCTTCCGATCCTGGCGCTGTCCGTAACGCCACCGGCACGATTCAGGGCCGTCTGCCGACGATAGGACAGGACACGGCTGATTTTGAAGGGCTGATCGAAAACCTGAAGTCGCAAGCCTTCCTCGCGCAAATCCCGAACATCAAGGGCATGGGCGCACTGTCGAATGCCGAGGGCGAGAAGTTGCAGAACGCGCTTCAGAACTTTGATTTGAAGCAGTCGCCGGAACGCCTCAAGACCAACCTTCAGGAAGCGGCAAGGCTGATCACTAAGGCTCGCTCCAATATCGAAAAGCGGTACGGCGCGGCTCCATCTGCGCCTGACGTTGGAACGGTCGGAGATTCGGGCGGCCCGAGCATTGAGGATCTTCTCCGCAAGTACGGCGGTGGTCAGTAATGGCGACCCGACAGCAGCTTGAGCAGGCGCTGATCAACGCGGATCGCGCTGGTGACGTTGACGCTGCCCGACTGCTGGCCGCTGAACTGACGAAGGTCCGCGCTGCCGAGTTCACGCCGCCACCCGCTGGCGCCGCCGAGCGCTTCGCTGCCGGTGCCGTTGAACCCATCGTCGGCCTCGGTCAGCTTGCCTCGCGTGGCCTGTCGGCTGTCGGATCCGGTGCTGAAGCCCTGTTCGGCCAGAACTCGGTTTCCGACTACTTGCAAGAACTACCCGCCCGCAACGATCAGGTCGCGGCGCAATTCGGCGCCTATCAGCGCGGCATGGCTCCCGAAGGAACCGACTTCGCTCGCCTCGCGGGCAACATCGCCACCACGCTACCCGCTGCATTTGCCGGTGGTGCGCCGACTTCCGCGCTCACGCTGGCCCGTGCCGGTGCCGTGCAGGGCGGTCTTGCAGGTGCGGCGCAGCCGGTCACTGACGTGCAGCAGCCGGGGCTGACGGGCTTGGTTGAAGGTGGCTCGCAGTTCGGCCCCGAGAAGCTCCAGCAGACCGCCACGGGCGCGGCTGTGGGCGCTGTAGCGGCTCCGCTGTTGGACAAGCTCCTGAGGCCTGCCGTGATGGCCGTATCGCGCGCGTATCGCGCCGCTGTGGGTACGGGTGCGGGCAAGACCGCCGATCAGATCAAGATCGAGATCACGAATACACTGCAAAACGAGGGCATTGACGTTGCCGCGCTTGGTGACGACTACCTCAAAGCCCGCGCCGCCGATATTAAAAAGGCACTGGACAGCGGAGGCGAACTCAACGTGGACGTGCTCGCCAACGAAGCAGCGGCGAAGTCGCTCGGCATCAACCTGACGCGAGGGCAGGCGACGCAGGACCCGATTCAGTTCGGCATGGAACGGTTCATCGCGCAGGCTCCTGGCGGCGAGGAACTGTCCGCGCAGTACACCAACGCGCTTGCGCAGTCGCGCAACGCCGTGCAGAGCGTCGGACGGGGCCTTCCCGAGCCGCAGTTGCCGTATGACGCGGGCACCAAGATCGTGGACGCGATCAAGAAGATCGACGCACCGCGCAAGGACAAAATCAATCAGCTGTACGACGCTGCGAAGAACGCCGCAGGCCGTGAAACGCCCGTCGATGCGCGCAAGTTCGTGGACGACACGCTCGCCACGCTGGAAAAGGACTTGCAGCTCCGCGAAGTCCCCGGCGATATCCAAGGCTTCCTGAACACCGTCAGCAGGGGGCAACCGCTGACCATCGGCCGCGCTGAGGAAGTGATCCAAGCGCTCAACGGGCGCATCTACGACCGCAGCACCTCGGATAGCGCGAAGCGTGCGCTGATCACGATCAAGAAGAACCTCGACACCGCCATCGAAACCACCGGCTTGCAGGCGGGTGACGACACCGCTCGCCTGTTCCGGCAGGCCCGCACGGCATCGGCGGTACGCGCCAAGCAGTTGGAGAACCTCCCGACGATCAAAGCCGCGCTCGATGACGAAATCGCGCCGGAGGATATGATCAGAGGGCTGATCTCCAAGGCCAAATATGACGAGTTCAAAGCCTCCCGTGCGTATCTCCGTGCAAACGACCGTGGAGCTTGGGACCAAGTCCGCTCACAGGTCGCTGACGACTTGCTCAACGCAGGTACGCGTGGAAGTGACAACGCAGCCGATTTCAGCGGTGCCGGATTCCGAAAAGCCCTTGACGCGCTTCGAAACAATAAAAAGCTCGGCCTACTTTTCAGCGAGTCTGAAATACGCAAGCTCAACTCTGTGGCGAAGGTCAGCCGCCTTGTTCAGACGGGTCCGCCAGACGTTAGCCGCACGGGCTTCGGCGGCTCTGCCAAGGCGCTATCGCTCCTAGCGGACCTCGTTTCCAAGATCAAGGTTCCGTTCGCCGGGCCTATCGCCGGAAGCCTCGCCCGCAAGGGAACCAACATCGTCACCAGTGCGCGGGCCATGACGCCAGCGCCAGTGACGACGGCTGGCCCATCGCTCCCCCTTCAGACGCAGACCCTGAGCAACGTGCTCGGCGGTCAATCCGCATCCCCGAGATAACCCATGGCCTTCCCCATCGACTCCCCGCTGCC